TATCTTAATGATGTAAATGAAAATGCTGCTACAGAAGTTTATAAAGCTCCACGAAGTGAAGAGAGAATGATTGTTAAAATTAATAAATATATATTAGATGGAATTGACAAAGAAAAGATTACCCCAAGACAAAAGAAAGAAGTAAATTCTTTGATTGGTTATATGAATACTTATAGATTTACTCATCAAATTAATCTTTATAGCGATGAAAATGATAGAGATCTTTTTGAGAGTAGTTTCGTTAGATATACTTATGATAAAAGTGATTTAACTCAAGAAGAAGTAGATCAATATATCGTATTAGCTACAGAAGTAGTAATATCATCTAGTATTCAACAAACAATTACTGCATTACAAGATCAAATAGATATAGCGACTCAAGAAGACGGTAAAATTCCAATGGCAGTAGTAGAAGCTAGTAGCACAGCAAGAAAAGAGTATAATGACTGCGTTAATCGTCAACAAAAATTATTACAAGACCTTAAAGTTAAAAGAAGTGAAAGACTTAGTAAACAAGTTAAAGAAAACGCTAGCATTTTGAATCTTGTTGAAATGTGGAAGCAAGAAGAGTCAAGACAAAAATTGTTAAAAATAGCAGAACTCAGAAAAAATAGCATCAAAAAAGAAATAGAACGTCTTGGTTCAATGGATGAATTAAAAGCTAGAATACTTGGAATATCAGAAGACGATATTTTAAACGGATAATTTTATGTCAGTTATATGTAAAGTAGATGGAAAAGAGTTTCCAAGTGATAAGGCATTACATATGTCGCTCAAGGGTTATGGTTTGAATAAAGTTAAATATTACCAAACATATTTTGAAAGACGAGATCTACTAACAAATGAACTTATTAATTTTAAGACCAAAGAGCAATACTTAAATAGCGATTTTAACGATAAAAATAATATGAAAAAATGGCTTAAGCAACAGCCAATCGAAAAAGCTCAAGAATATTGCAAACAATTATTATCTAAAAGAAAAGACGACAAAAATTTAACCTATAGTCCTTCTCAAGTAGAATTAAGAACAATTATGGCGCCATCTATACTTTTCTACAATAAAATATTTGATGACTATTACGATGTTTGCTCTACCCTAGGATTAGAGAATAGATTCATTCACCCAAACAATATAACAGATCAATTTAAAAACAAATTAAATAAGAAATCAATTATATATGTTGATACAAGAGAGCAGAGCTGGCTAAAATTTGACACAAAATTTGAGATCAAGACATTACCATTTGGGGATTATTCTTGTAGTAATGATAATTGTAAATGCTTTATAGAAAGAAAAAGTTTAAGTGATTTTATTAGCACATTAAGTGTTAAAAACTTTGATAGATTTAAAAATGAAATAGATAGAGCAAAGAAAAGTGGGGCATATTTGATTGTTGTAGTTGAGGAAAAACTATCTAATGCACTTAGTTTTCAATATCTCCCACATATTAGCAAAAAGATTAAAGCAACTCCAGAATATATATTTCATAATGTTAGAGAACTATTGCAAAATTATGATAACTTACAATTTCTTTTTGTAGATGGAAGAGGAGAGATGACAAGAGTAATTGAGTCTATTTTTACATCAAATTGCTTTTATAAACAAATAGATCTTCAATTAGCTTATGATCTAAAACTATTATGATATACTCTCCAGATAAATATAAAAAAGATTATCCAGATATTAATACAGAATTAATGAATCTTAAAGGTATTCTTAACGATAAAGATGCTAAAATTTCTCTAGCTAAATTTTTAAGAGCTAATTTAGGTTTTACTACTGAACTTATAAGTGGAATTAAGTTAGCGCCATACCAAGAAATTCATCTTAAAGGTTTATTAAATAGAAACTTCAGTATGTGCGTATTTGGTCGAGGTTGTGGTAAAAGCTTTATTGCAAGCGTATTTTGTTTTCTTCAATGTGTTTTTGAACCTAATACTAAAATTTTAATCGCAGGACCTACATTCAGAACAGCAAGATTTATATTCAATAATTTAGAGAAAATTGTAAATAGCAAAGGGGCAGAACTTCTCCAGCAAGCTTTTGGTTCGAAAAGTAAAAGAAATGATCAATATGAATGGTCAATTAATGGTGGAAGTATTGTAGCTATTCCTTTAAGTGGAGAAAAGATTCGAGGATTTCGCGCTAATGTATTAGTCCTTGACGAGTTTCTTTTGCTATCTGAAGATATTGTTAAAACTGTTTTAATGCCATTCTTGGTTGCTCCACAAAATATGAAAGAACGAATGGAGATTAGAGAAATGGAAGATACTTTAATTAGAGAAGGAGCGATGAAAGAAGAAGATCGAATGGTTTTTGAAAATAATAGTAAAATGATAGCTCTTTCTTCTGCAAGTTATACATTTGAAAATCTTTATAAAACATACAACGAATGGATAGAAAAAATTTATTCAAAAGAAAACACAGAGGCATCTTATTTTGTATCTCAATTAAGTTACGAAGCTTTACCACTAGAGATGATAGATAAAACAATTATTGAAGAAGCTCAAAATGGAGGATCAAGTCATAGTAGTTTTTTAAGAGAGTATTGCGCAAGATTTATTGATGGTAGTGATAGTTATTTTAGTGCAAAAAAGATGGAGGACTGTACTATTCCAAACGGCCAAGCTCCTCATACTTTAATGAAAGGAACTCCTGGAAAAAAATATATTCTTGGTATTGATCCTAACATGAGTGATAGTCCTAATGCAGATTATTTTGCTATGGCAGTTATGGAGATTGATGAAGAAACTAAAACTGGCACGTTAGTTCATACTTACGCTGGATTAGGAAATTTAAAAAATCACGTTAATTATTTTTATTATCTTATGACTAATTTTAATATTGTATTTATGATTTTGGATAATGCTGGAGCAGATATATTTCTTTCTGCTTGTAATCAATCTGAATTATTTAAAAGCAATAATTTAGTAATCAATACTTTTGAATTTAATTCTGATTTAGAGGGCGTGGATTATGAGCAAGAAGTTCGTAAAGTTAGAAATAGCTATAATTTAGAATCAAAGAAAATAGCTTTTAATCAAGTCTTTACAAGCAATTTTATTCGTAAAGCTAACGAACATTTGCAAGCTTCTATTGATTACAAGAAGATATGGTTTGCGAGTAAGACTTGCGCTAATGATAATTTCTTTGAAACTGTATTCGGTCAAAGTATCCCATTAGAGTTAATGAAAACAGAAGAAAAGAAAGACTGGTCTACCTTAGACTTTATCGAAAATCAAGACGACTTTATCTATCAAACCAAAAAACAATGCACTCTAGTAGAACACTCGTCTACAGCTAGAGGCACACAATCCTTCGATTTACCCCAACACTTGAAGAGAAGCAGTTCATCTAATAAAGCTAGAAAAGACAATTATTCTGCACTTTTATTAGCAAATTGGGGTTTAAAGTGTTATTATGATATAATGAACGCGCCAAAAGAAGAGATATCTCAGACTTTCACCCCAATAATGATAAAATAAGTGTAATATTTAGCAATATATGAGCAAAAAAACTAAAAAAATCGAAGAAACCAAAGCGTCAGTAGGATTACCACAACCAGAAGATCAAGTAACACCACTTATGGTATATCGAACTGATGCATCAGACAAGAAAAGATCAAAAATAGCAGAAATTAGAGCTTCAACTGGTATGCGTAGAAACGCTTCTTCAACAATTGAAAGAACTGATAGGTTTATTAATATTGATACAGGCATTATTCCTTTTAGATATTCGAATTATGTTAAAAATCTTTCTACTCTAGACGTTAGAGATGCTATTATCTTGTGTCAAAAAGCCTATTATAATGTAGCTATTTTTAGAAACACAATCGACTTAATGACAGAATTTTCTGATAGTCCAATTTACTTAACTGGCGGAAGTCAAAAATCAAGAGAATTTTTTGAAGCATATTTCAAGAAAATCAATCTAGCAAGTTTTCAAGATCAATTCTTTAGAGAGTATTATAGAAGTGGAAACGTATTCACTTACAGATTTGATACATCTTTAACTAGCGAGCAACTTTTAAAGATAACTCAAACTTTTGGCTCTAAATTAAAATCAATTGCTCAAGATGGATCAGTTAAACTTCCAGCAAGATATACAATTGTAAATCCAGCAGACATCTATGTTGGTGGAACAGTTAATTATGCTTTTAATGTTTATTACAAATTATTAAGCGATTACGAATTAGAAAGATTAAGAGATCCAAAAACAGACGAAGATATTGAAGTTTACAATAATCTTCCTCAAGATGTTAAAGAAAAAATTAAAAGTAAAAATAACTCTTACATTCTTGTTCCATTAGACAAGACTAAACTCGCAGCAGTATTTTATAAAAAGCAAGATTACGAGCCACTTTCTATTCCAATGGGTTTTCCAGTTCTTGATGATATCAATTGGAAACTTGAAATGAAAAAAATGGACATGGCAGTAACAAGAACAATGCAACAAGCGGTTCTATTAGTTACAATGGGAGATACTCCTGATAAAGGTGGAGTAAATCAAAAGAATCTTCAAGCGATGCAACAATTATTTGAAAATCAAAGCATCGGAAGGGTTCTTATTGCTGATTATACAACAAAAGCTCAATTTGTTATTCCAGATATTGGTAATCTAATTGGACCAGAAAAGTATGAAGTAGTAGATCGCGATATTCAAATTGGATTAAATAATATTCTTATTGGTAATGAAAAATTCGCAAACACAAGTATTAAAGTTCAAGTATTCGTTCAAAGATTAAAGCAAGCCAGAGAAGTCTTTATCAATGAATTCTTAATTCCAGAAATTAGAAGAATGAGTAAAGATATTGGTTTTAAGAATTTTCCGACTCCAACATTTCAAGATATTGATATCAAAGATGATGTTCAATATTCTAGAATCTATAATAGATTAGTTGAGTTGGGAGTATTAACAGCAGAAGAAGGATTAGCTGCAATCGATACTGGAAGATTACCAACTCAAGAAGAGTCCGTACAATCTCAAAGAAAATTCAAAGAATTAAGAGATGAAGGTTTGTATCAACCACTTATTGGTGGAAGTGCAGCTGGTCAAGTTGGTAGACCATCTGGTTCTAGTGGAGTACCTCAATCTACTAAAAATGTAAAACCAATTGGTACAAAAGCTTCGTTCTCAGTTGTTAAAATTAAAGATAATATCTTAGCATCTCAAAACCTAGAAGAGGAAGTTAAGTCTGCTGTCAGAAAGAAATTTAATGTTAAAAAATTAAGTAACCAGCAAAAAGAAAGTGCAGAAAATATATCTGAAATTATTATAGCTAATGAAGTTCCAGAAAATTGGAAAGCTAAAATTGAAGAATATATAGAAAAGCCTTTTGATCAAAACCAAGAGCAAATTAATAATATTCAAGAAATCGCAGCCGAACATCAAGTCTCAAATTACATAGCTTCATTGTTGTATCATAGTAAAGCTTAAAAAGTGTAATCCTATACAAGGATTAAGGTTATGGCCAGAAATAGAATAATCTATAATGTAGAAGGTTTATATGTTGCTCCATATAGTGGAGAACAGAATGCGGGTTCT